ATGAATGTGACCATTGTGGTAAAGAGTGGACAATGAGTCTTCCAGGCAGAGATTCAAGAAGATTAGAAAATGATGGATATTTTTGTCCATATTGTGGTACGAAACACACACCTAAAGCTGAACCAGACTCTCCGACCGACAAAGTAGTAATCCCACCAATCGCAGGATTTGCGACTGATTTAGAAACTGGATATGTTGATCCAGAAGATGATCGGAATGCTTTTGCTGTGGCTAAACCCTCATTTACGATTAAGTCTGGAGAAAAAACAGCCGAACAACTCAAAAAGGAAGATCAAATAACCTCCCATAATTGTCCTGATGGAGGATGGTGGAACCCAATCACAAAGAAATGTCAGGGTGAGGGGGTTGGTCATAATTTAGAACTTGACATTGAAGAGCAGTCCTAGTATAATGATTACATTATGAGATTTTATACTTATGTTGGTACACTTGGAAATAAGGTTCTTGTTCGTGGAGTCAATACTGAAACAGGTAACGACTTCATAAGAAGAGAAGACTTTCATCCCACCATTTTTGTTGAGGGTAAGAAGGGTGACACTCCCTATCGTACCTTGGATGATAAAAAAGTCTATAGGATGTCCCCTGGGAACATCAAAGAAACTAGAGATTTCATCAAGCAATATGAGAATGTAGATGGTTTTGGTATTCACGGGAACGATAATTTCGCCCTGCAATATACCTGTGATGAATGGAAAGGAGATGTTGATTATGATATCTCTAAGATTCGCATCTGGAATCTCGATATTGAAGTTGATTCTGAAAAGGGGTTTCCTCAACCCGATAAAGCTACTTCAGCTATTAATGCAATAACCATATATGATTCGATAGAAAATGTTTATTTTACCTGGGGTCTTGGTTCTTGGGAAAATAATAGAGAAGATATTCGTTGTGAGTATTTTCAAATGGATACTGAAGAGGAATTGCTTTTGCATTTCCTCGACTTATATCAAAAATCACCACCACATATTTTGACAGGATGGAATATTGAACATTTCGATATTCCGTACTTGATCAATCGATTAACTAGACTTTTCGGTAATAAAGAAGTTAAACGACTTTCTCCGTTTAGCTGGATTAAAGAACGTAAAATTAAACAATTGTATGGTAAAGATTCCATAGTATACGATATATATGGAGTTGCTACTATGGATTATCTGCGACTCTATAAGAAATTTGCAGTCGGAGGAATAGCAGAATCCTATCGATTAGATCATATAGCCTTTATTGAATTGGGTGAACGTAAGATTTCATATAAAGAAGCTGGTTCCCTATTCAAACTTGCCAGAACAGATCATCAAAAATTTATAGATTATAACATCAAAGATGTGGAACTGGTTCAAAGAATCGATGATAAACTAAAGATTATTGATTTGGGTATTACAATGGCTTATGATGCTAAAGTCAATTTTGTTGATGTATTCGGTACTGTTAATATCTGGGATGCGATTATTTACGACCATTTGAGAAAGAAGAATATTGTATGTCCCACTAAAACTTCCCACTCGAAAGAAAGAACTTTTACTGGTGCTTATGTTAAAGAACCAATAGCTGGATTTCACGATTGGGTAGTTTCGTTTGATTTGAATTCTCTATATCCACATTTGATTATGCAATACAATATCAGTCCTGAGACAATTGTTGGTCATAAGTCTGATATAGATGTGGAGAATCTTTTGACTCAAGAAGCAGATTTATCGGATGTTCACGAAAAGGGTTATGCGGTTGCTCCCAATGGAACAATGTATCGAAAAGATAAGAGAGGGTTTCTTCCGACTCTAATGGAAGAGATTTATTCTGACCGAGTCCTCTATAAGAAAAAGATGCTAGATGCCCAACAAAGAAAAGAAGAGGGAGATGATGTCGGTAACGAAATTAGTAAAAATCTGAACATTCAGATGGCTAAGAAAATTCAATTAAATTCTGCTTATGGTGCTATTGGTAATCAATGGTTTAGATATTATGACTTACGTAATGCTGAAGCCGTGACTACCGGTGGACAGTTAGCAATTCGATGGATTGAGAAAGCCTTGAATGATTTTCTGAACAAGTATTTAGAGACTAATAATTACGATTATGTGGTAGCTATTGATACTGATTCGGTCTATCTCCGTCTTGGAAAGTTTGTCAATAAATTCATCAAATCTGATAATAAGAATAAAATAATAGACACTCTTGACAAAGCAATCAAAGAAGCATTTGAACCTATGATTGCCAAGTCTTATGCAGACCTAGCAGATTACGTAAATGCTTATGAACAGAAGATGTTTATGGGTCGTGAAGTTATTGCTGATAAGGGTGTTTGGACGGCTAAGAAACGTTATGCTCTTAATGTACACGATTCCGAAGGAGTTCGTTATAAAAAACCAAAGATGAAAGTTATGGGTATGGAGATTGTTAAATCTTCTACTCCTTCTAATGTTCGTGGTAAGCTGAAAGAAGCAGTAAATATTATGTTAACTGGCTCAGAACGTGAATTACAAGAGTTGGTGCATAAATATAAGAAAGAATTCCGTACTTTAGATATTCCCGATATTGCATTTCCGAGGGGATTGAGTGATTATACGAAGTATGAACACGCCGATAAGTCTGTGCCGATCCACGCACGAGCGGCTAAAGTATATAATGCTTTACTGAAGAAACACGATATTAAGAATGCAGAGAAGATTGGAGATGGTTCTAAGTTAAAATTCATTTATTTGAAAACACCGAATCCTTTTAACTCAAATGCGATTGCATTTCTAGATGGACTCCCACCAGAGTTTGAAGTAGAACGATGGGTCGATTATGATACGCAGTTTGAAAAAGCGTTTATTTCTCCTCTTGAAGGAGTTCTCCAGCCAGTCGGTTGGGATTGGGAAGAGAAAAGTTCGCTTGAATCATTTTTTGGATAAAAAATATGGCTAAAATAGATTTAGATAGTGTAGCTAATGCTTCGGCTTCCAGAAGTTGGGAAGGTTTTACCAAAAATTTTCAGGAAAACATTGCTAATCTCAGAAACAGAGCAAAGTTTGGTCAGATAGAATCCGATCAAGAATTCTCTTTAGATGAAGATGGATATATTGTAGGAAGTATTTGGTCAGAAGCAATTGCGGCTCAACTAATGGATTTAAATGGATTTCAGGCTACAACCGCTCGCATAGACACTTTGGTTGAAGCACGAGAAATTTATGGAGAAGCATCCGTTCCTACTGACCACACCTTAGTTGCTACAGTTATGGGAGTAGAAACAAAGCAATTTTTGAAAATGTTCCCGAAATATCCTATCATTTATTTCACCAGATGGGGTAACCTACGAAAGCCTTTCGATTTACAGAAACTAAGAGATAATCCAGTCACGGCATAAAAGACTTGACATTACACCTTAGTTAAAGTATAATAGTGACAATTTAAATTATAGTATGGAGAATTAAATGAGTGATAATATTGTTGCACAAAAGCGTTTGATGGAACGCCTGCATAAAGCAGGTACCATTAAATCGACACAATTAACAAAGTCCTCTCTATTCAAAGAGAAAGACGAAATCCCCACAGCCGTACCAATGGTCAATGTTGCATTAAGCGGCAGACTTGATGGTGGTTTAACAAGTGGTCTGACAGTCCTTGCCGGTCCATCAAAACATTTCAAAACAGCATTTGGTTTATTGATGATGAAGGCTTATATGGATAAATATCCAGAAGCCATTTGTCTGTTCTATGATTCTGAATTCGGAACTCCGGAACATTACTTCAGTTCGTTGAATATTGAAACAGACAGAGTTATACACATTCCAATTAAGAATGTGGAAGAATTGAAATTTGATCTTGTCAAGCAGTTGGAAGAGATTGAGACTGAGGACAAAGTATATGTTTTAGTTGATTCTATTGGAAATCTAGCCTCTAAAAAAGAGGTTGATGATGCTAGGGATGAAAAATCTGTTGCAGATATGACACGGGCTAAACAATTAAAATCCCTGTTTAGAATGGTAACTCCGTATTTAGCAATGAAAGATGTTCCATTAGTTGCAGTCAATCACACATATCAAACTCAGGAAATGTTCTCGAAAGCGGTTGTATCCGGTGGTACTGGAGTCTATTATTCCGCAGATAATATTTGGATTATCGGTCGACAACAAGACAAGAAGGGAACAGAAATTCAAGGATATCATTTTATTATCAATGTTGAAAAATCTCGATTTGTCAAAGAGAAATCTAAAGTACCTATTTCCGTAACGTGGGAAGGAGGTATTAAAAAGTGGTCTGGATTATTAGATGTAGCACTTGAGGGTGGATTTGTTGTTAAACCAACAATGGGATGGTATTCAAAAGTTAATATGGAGACAATGGAACCCGAAGCAGAGAAGGTTCGTGCGTCCGATACAGACACTAAAGATTTTTGGTGTGGACTTATAGATCATCCGAAATTTACGAAGTATGTCGAAGATACTTATGCTATGGGAGGAGAAGGATTACTTCAAGCAGAAGATCCAGAACCAATGCCGGTTGAGGCTCTAATTCAAAAGAAAGTGGAAGATGAGTGAACAAACGGTATCCGATGTCTTTTATATAAGAACTTCGGACAAAACAACTTTTGCAATATATGATTTGACTTTAAATGATGATTGCGATATAATGTCCTTTGGATATAATTTTATAGAACCAAAGGATATTCCTAAAGAACAATATGAGGAAGAAGTATCGAACATAGTAGAAAAAACCGTGACTGAAGCTATTAGAGAAGAAATTGACAAAGCAGAAGGATCATTATAGAATGGTAAATATTGAAGAAACGATAATATCAAATCTTTTATATAATGAAGAGTACGCTAGAAAAGTTATTGTATTTTTAAAGGATGAGTATTTTATGGATGCTACTGATAAAGCGGCATTCTCAGAAATACAAAAATTTTGGACAAAATATAATAACGTTCCGACAAAAGAAGCACTCCTAATTGCAATAGATGAAAGAGGAGATTTAAGTTCCACAATATATGAAGAAGTACAAGCATTAATCAAGGGACTTGGAAAAACAGAAAGCAATTATGATTGGCTCCTGGACGAAACTGAAAAGTTTTGTAAAGACAAAGCCGTCTATAATGCTATTATGGAGTCAATAGAGATTATTGATGGAAAACATAAGAAGAAAAAGAACGATGGTATTCCCGACTTATTGTCCGATGCTCTAGCCGTATCATTTGATACACATATAGGACACGATTTTCTAGAGGATTCTGATGAAAGATTTGAATTCTATCATACACGGGAAGAGAAGATTCCATTTGACATTGAATATTTGAATAAAATTACACAGGGAGGAGTTACCCGTAAATCATTGAGTGTTCTTATGGCTGGAACTGGTGTCGGTAAGACAATTGGTATGTGTCATATGGCGGCATCGAATCTGACTATTGGAAAGAATGTTTTATACGTTACGATGGAGATGGCTGAGGAGAGAATTGCGGAAAGAATCGATGCAAATCTACTCGATATCGAATTGAATCGATTGAAAGATTTGACCAAAGTGATGTATGATCGGAAGATGGAGCAACTCAAAAAGAAAGTCAAAGGAAAGATAATTATTAAAGAATTTCCTACTTCACAAGCACATACAGGTCATTTCAGACACTTGTTAAATGAATTAGCTTTAAAGAAAGATTTCAGACCAGATATTATTTACATTGATTATCTTAATATTTGTGCTTCCCAGAGATTAATAGGTTCCAATTCTGTTAATTCATACACATATGTCAAAGCAATAGCAGAAGAACTTAGAGGTCTGGCAGTCGAATTTAACGTGCCCATTTGGTCTGCTACTCAGACTACACGTTCAGGTTTCGGAAGTTCAGATGTAGGATTAGAAGACACATCCGAATCTTTTGGATTACCAGCAACTGCCGATCTGTTTCTAGCTATTATTCAGACGGAAGAATTGGAAGATTTGAATCAAATAATGATAAAACAATTGAAAAATAGACACGGAGATATCGCTATTAATAGACGGTTTGTTGTTGGAATTGATAAAGCTAAAATGAAATGGTACGATGCCGAGCAATCTGCTCAAGAGGACATTATCGGAACTACTTCTGTTACCTCTGGTCCTCGCTCATATTCCTCTGAGGAATCACAATTTTCTGGAGCTAATAAGAAACAAGCCTTTAAGGACTTCAAAATGTAGTATACGATTCTTATAAATATGTAGGTAAAGGTTTCATATTTTAGAAAGAATATTATGCTGAAATTTACTTCTTACGTGCTTTCTGAAACAAGTTTAGGTGGCAGTTCACGTGGTTCTGGAAAATCAAAATGGGATACTTATCTTGTTCCTGTGTGGAATAAAGATACTGATTATAAACTGTTTGCTGATGGGGTTATGGTATTAAGCGATCCTGTTACTGCAAAAGTTAAAGATCACGAGATTCACGGTCCTCATTCAAAAGGCACAAAAATTAAAATTTTATCTACGAAACTTGAAAATGGTTTCGCTAAAGTCCGTATTGGTAATAAACAAGATGGATGGATAAAAGTATCTCAAATTGCAAAGCCTGAAGTAGATAGAAGTGATAAAGATGGTCCACCAGCTTTCCTCGGTGGACAAAATTCTAAAGAGTTTACCCCAGATAAAATTTACTTAAACGGAAAAGAATTTTCCTCGCCTTCCGCGATGACAAGTGCTATTTCAGCAGGTATAAATGCAAAATATGGTGGTGATGAATTGAAAGAAATTAGGAGATATCTTTCTGAATTCTGTAAGGCTATTAGTGGCTCGCCTCTCACAGAAGGCTCACAAGAACGATTCTCCAAAACCTATACAACAAACGAAACTTTTGAAGTAGCAAAATCCGATGTTATGATTTTGAGCAAAAATTTTGGAGAAGTTCTTGGCGCATTATATATTAGTCGTTGGAATAAGAAACTGGTAAAGGTTGGTTTTCCAGGAAGTATTAAAGAGGGATTATATGACTTTTATGGTATAGATAAAGCAGGCAGATCAATTTATTATAGTGCTAAGTCAGCCGGTGGTAGTTCAACTTCAATGGAGAATCTAAATTTCATCACGAAGAATTTTTCCAAAGATAACAAATTCCTTAGAGAACGTATGCAGGAAATGAAGGTAGTTAATAAGCTAATAAACAAACCTGGCAAAAATACTGCAAAAAATATTCTCGATTGGTTTGAGGAGGAAGAGCCCAACAAAATTAAACAGATACTTAGTATCTTGTCTAAAGCCCATAAAATCAAAAGTTTGGAAAAAGTCGATCTAGCAATCTGGCTTCAAGAACTACGAAAAGATAAGAAAAAAGGAGAAAAGAAATTTATTCAAGCATTGGAAAAAGCATATAAAGATGTATTATGGGATGTCGGAAAGAAACCAAAATCAGCCACAAAGACATTAAAAGAGATATTCGCCGCCGACAAAAACGACTTTGATGGTGGATATATTATTTATCCTATGGGTAGTTATATAGTTGCATATATGAATAGAGATGATATTAAAAGAGATCCTGAGAAGCCTAAGAAAGAGCATAGATTTATAGATGCTTTAGATATGTTAATGAACTTTGGAAGCTACATTTCTCAAATTAATGTGGATATGAACTTTCCACCCAAATCTACAACAATACAGATTCTTAAATTCTCTAAAAATAAATTTCGATTTAGTTACAATGCAGGTTCTAAATATCCTAATA